ATGAACCTGCTCCTGGTCGGGAGGCTTCTGCTCCTGCATCGTCTGCTGCATCGCCTCGGTAGAAATGAGGGTTGCAATAGACGTCATGACGCCAGGCGGTACGGGGGGATCGGGCTGGGGCTCGATGGTCCAGGGTCGCTCTGCTCCGAGGTAAACGTCCCGGAGCAAAGCGGTGGCACCACGACACTTAACCGCGACCATGCGCGAGTAAACTTCTGAGCCTCCGAAACGGCGGATTTCCTGGAGCTTGGCGGGTTCGTACTGCCCCTCGAACATACGCTGCGCGCGTAAAAGGCGGGAGTTGAGACCGCTGCCGTTGCGATGATCCCGCATCGCATCCCACCGCCTACGTACGTAAGCCGCGAGGTTGTCTGCCTGCTGCTGGGTAACTTTTGACGCGCTAGCCGCTGCTTCCTGCGCATTTAGCTGCGCAGGAGACACCACGCGCAGAAACCCAGGCCCCTCACCCTTGAGTGGGATCACGTTAGGCTGAGAAGGCAGCGCTCCTTGCACGGAGTAGCCCCACTAAATTAGAACTGTTATCATATAACGCCGAAAGATTCGGTGCGCAACAACCTGTAGCGGGTATGCTCGATGGATCTGGCAGATCTTAGAGGCGAGGACGAGGAAGAGATCCTCGTGCTCGACGACAACCCACTGCTCGACGACGCGCTGATCCTGCGCCTCACCTATGACCTCGCGACCAAGCTCCATAAACCCGAGGTGATCGCGCACCGGTACGGGCTGGGTGGAGTCGAAGATCTGAAGAGTTACCTCAAGAGCCACCCTGCGGTGGTCCAACGAGCGCGAAAACTCCACGCATTGTTTGAATCGGACGGCGCCTCGGAAGAGCGGGTCAGGATGAAATTTCTCCAAGCTACCGAGGAATTAATCATTCCGATGGCCGGCCTGGTCGCGGACCCCAGGACGCCGCTTTCGGCGCGTATAGATGGCTTTAAGCAGATCCAACGGGGCGCCGGGCTCGATGGGCTTTCGGCTAATGCGAAAGCCCAACAAGGCAAAGACGCCGGGCAGCCGTTCCAGCTGGTGATCAATTTTGCCGGCGGGCGCGAGGCGTTCAACCTCAACGCCACTACGGTAGTGGAGCCCGACGAGATACCCCTGCCCCTGTTGCCAGGGACCGCGATCGGCCAGGAGGACGAAGGTGACCAGGAGGAGGTCGATATCTAATGGCTGACAGCTTACTCGGCTGGTGGTGCATCTGGGCGCGCTGGCATCGCTGGCGATTTATCCGCCAGCTATCGAAACAGACGACCCTCCATGAATGCACGTATTGCGGCAGGCAATGGGCAACAAACCATGATGTGCGAATAACCCTGCCCTACCACTGCGTAGCAGAGCACTACAAACTCATCGAGCATATCTAATGCTCCTCTACACCCCTCCGCCCACGGTTCAGGATTTTATGCGCGATGATACCCATCGTATCCGGGTCATTGTTGGACCTCTGGGGTCGGGCAAGACGATGGGATGTATAATGGAGTTACTCAGGAGATCCTGTGAGCAGCAACCACATAACGGCGTCCGGTACACGCGATGGGCTTGTATACGTAATACGCTGCAGCAGCTGCGACAGACTGTTATGGCGGATACGATGCAGTACCTCGGAAGCTGCGCCCACTATTACACCACCGACAGCACGATACAACTTAGACTCAAGCTACCCGACGGAACCTCTGTTCACTCCGACTGGATGCTCCTGCCACTCGATTCTAAAGACGACGTTCGAAGATTACTAAGTTTGCAGCTTAGTGGAGCGTGGATCAATGAATTACGAGAGGTGCCCTTCGAGATTATCCGACCCTTATTGGGACGCATCGGGCGATATCCTTCGAAAGCGTTAGGTGGTTCGAGCTGGCGCGGAATTATCTGCGACACCAACCCCTGGGACACCGATAGTCCTTATCATGAGCGGATGGTCCTCAACCCCAGACCGGGATGGGGATTATACCATCAACCCTCCGCGCTTAGCGCGGAGGCGGAGAATGTAGGTAACCTACCCGACGGGTACTACCAAGACCTAATGGAGGACCACGACGTCGACTGGACGACGGTACATGTCGAGTCGCAGTGGGGGACCAGCAATGCTGGTCAGGCGGTGTTTCGTAAGACGTTTCATGCCCCGACGCATGTCAGGGATATGGGTGTGGTGGTTAACCCCAACAAACCTGTGATGGTCGGCCTGGATTTTGGTCGAACCCCCTGTGCGATTATAGGCCAGCACGATAATTATGGCCGCGCGATCTTGATGAAAGAAGTGATCACCGAGGGTATGGGCCTATTGCAGATGGTCGAAGAGCACCTGAAACCCATACTTCTTAATCCACCGTTTGCCGGTAGGAGGGTGTTTATTGTTGGTGACCCTGCCGGTCGCCAACGGTCTCAGGTTACCGAGGAAACACCCTTTGATGTGTTGAAGAGCTTAGGGTTTCTAGCTTATCCGGCCAGTACGAACGAGATTAACGGTAGGCTCTTAGCGGTCGAGCGGTTACTAAGAGCAACCGTTATGGGCGAACCGGCTTTACAAATTAGTAGAGCGGGGTGCCCAACACTCATTCGAGCGTTGGGCAATAATTATAGGTTTCGGAGGAGAAGGGATGGACAATACGACGACATCCCTGAGAAGTTACACCCCTGGAGCGATATCGCGGATGCGACGCAGTATTTTTGTCTCGGTACGCAGGCTAATCTCACGGGGAGGGTATTAGCGCGGGAACGAAGATTTTTTGAGGGGTTTAACCAGCAGCCCGCAGTCAGCGCCGCCGGGTGGACGTAGTGGATTTCCTGCTGGTCGCCGGCCTAACTATGATTTTACTGCACCGGGCGGATGGTGGCGAGGTGGCGGTTGCCCCGGCTCACGTTACCGGCCTGCACGCCAAAGCGCCGATGCCTAACACCAACAAATTGTCCCATCCCGAGGGGCGCTGCGTGTTGTGGTTGGCGGATGGCCGGCTCTTGTCGGTGATAGAGACCTGCGATGTGGTTAAGAAATTATTAGGAGAAGCGGATGACCGTACGCGATAGCACGAGCTTGCGAGGGTCAGGCGAAGATAGATACGTAGATCTGATTCGAGCCTACTGGCTGGCCCAAGGGTATATCGTCGAGCCTTACGTCACCTCGACGGTTTTAATGTCTCGTAAGAACAATAAGCCCACCGGCCATAGTTACCAAGCGGTCAGGTCTAATCTCGTAAACGGGTTGCCGCATGCCAGCGCGAAGCTGGATGCGGTAAAACGCTAACCCCAACCCATAACTTCCGGTCGCGACGCGGTAACTTCCCGCAGACGGTCCAAGTCACTTGCGGGGAGTGAGAGCCGGGCTGTGCAGGCCCGGCTCTCCTGATTTACGTCGGGGGGTATCCTTGTAGTAGCCTTGTTTTATCTGCTCTTCAACCCGGTCGTTAGCAATCTTTACAGCTTCCTCAAGGCTATCGGCTTCGATGATATATTCGTAGCCGCCTATCTCTTCCTTAACGATATATCTAGTCATGCCAGCAACTCACCATGACAACGAGGAACACCGTTAGCCAGAACACGACGGGGAAAATGCGCCAGATCATTCGGCTACCGGCGGGAAAGGCACGACGTTAGACGCAGCCGGGGACTTTTGACAGTATCGACAGCGCCCCGGCGAACGCGCCGAAGGCGGCGGCGATAGCCAGTACCAGGGGGGTCCATCTATCCCGGTCGAGTTTTGACGCCTCGTACATGAGTTTACGCTGCTCGGCGGCAAACTTGTCGCTCTCGGCAATCCATCGTTTAATCTCAGCGCGGGCTCGCTCAAGCTCAATAGGGCCAATCACGCTACATTCCTAAAATTAAAGATCCTCGCGTAGCTGTCGAGCAATGTTCTCCAACAAATCAGCGATCATTCCTGGGGATAGCTCGGTGGTCTGCACCGAGAAGCCGTGACCTCTACTGCCGCCTATGACGGCGACGAGGACGCAGTCTGCGCCGGTCATCTCGCGCACGATGGTACAGGCATCGTCGTATTTGCCAGGGCCGATCACGTAGTTTCCTCCCGATTAGTAGCTGCTTCCGCCGCCGCCACGAGGAGGCGATTACCGAGAAGCAGCGCCTCGTCTATTGTAAGCCTGACGATGACAGGCCGCACGATGTCGGCCCCTACGGTCAACCAGATATCAGGCGGGCGCCCCTCGACGCCGCGTGTGACGTGTACGTCGAGCTTAGGAGTCAAAATTACTCTCCTAAAATTAAGGGACGCCAATACCCAGTACCGACGCCCCTCAAGTTTTCTAAAAAACTACCAGTCGCGAGAAGGCAGGAGTTCTGACAAATCACCCTCTCCACTGGCGGACGGGGTTAAGGACTATGGGTAGCCCTGGGCCTCACTCACCGTCTAACAGGCACGACGTTATTTAATCTCTTCCGGGGATAGCTGCAACGCCCCCGCCACCTCGCACACCTCGCAGCCCATCTCCGAGTTGGGAGCCGGCTGAGCCAGGATCTTAAGCTGCTTGGCGCGGCGCGCCTTGTCCTTTTCGCGCCGTTGCTGCTTCGCACGCTCACGCCGCTGTTGCTTCGCACGCTCAAGCCTTGCGTTTTTCTCATCTTCTGCGCTGCGCTGCACAATTTCATCTTCTGTGCGCTGCGATATGCTGCGCTGCACAACGGCGATCAGCTCGTCCGACGGTTGAATGAACCGCTGGGTGATGACCGACTCATGTTTCTTGATGTTACCCGACACGGTAGCGGTCCAGACCGTTATGTCACCACTGGCCTGCCGCTGCGACATGATCACGTCGTGCATGGGCAGTGACACTCCGGTGTGCTCGCTCACCTGTCGCCGTACCGGCCAGGGCTTCCGGTCGTCCAGGTGCAACAGCACTGCTAGGGCCAGTACCCTGGCAGTCTGCTCGGGACGGCGCTGCGGCCCCTCGCGTTCTTTAAGCCACTCCGCCAGCGCCTGGGCTTCGTACTCGATGGGCGGCAGGGTAACCGGAGGCGCCGGTATGCGGCCAAGTCTGAACGGCCTGGACTTGCCGCCACCCGTATGTGCAGCCATTGTCTTCACGCTGATCCTCTCCACGCCTGATAAAGTTATCCACAGCCCTCTGGGACACGGCGTTCGCTATAACGTCCCAAAATTTCCCACGTCCACAACATCTAAGGTTAGCGGTAGTGGACTACCGGTTGTGGGTAAGTAGCGCAACGCTACAATCCGAGGCAGCTAACCTATTAAAACTGTTATATTCTCGCGGCGCGCTACCGACACCGAACCTGTGGATATCTTAATACGACAAAACGTCGCAGTCCAGCGATATCTGGAGATAACTGGGGGAATCCCTGGCGAATCGGGGTTGTGGATAACTCGATACTGCCCGACACTGCCCGACACATTTATTGCAGCGTGATTATCATCAGGGCCATCTGCTCGGCGGTAAAGTATCGTAGTTAACCATACAGCACTCCAGCTCACCACTTTCAGACAGGTTCAGCTCGACGATCGCGGCTGCGATCGGAAAGGTGCCGATCGAGATCTCGTAGCCGCCGTTATTTAATTCTTTACAACCTGGATACGGTAGTCCGGCAACCAGGTGAACGGCGGCGTCCACCTCATGCCTGTTAGTAGCGGTGTTAGTAGCGTGTGGGTGACTGTAGTGGTGCAGGAAGACCGGCATCATGTATCCCGGACGAGTAATGACGAACCCCGGTGGGGCTGCTCGCAGGTCCTCGCGACCGTTACCGTTGCTGGGCGGCGGGTAGAGGCACCAGGTCGTTAAGCTGGAGTGGGGCCAGCTCTCGGCCTCGGCTACCGATAGGGCCGGACCAAGATAAAACGCGTCGGTCACGCCACGACGAGACGCAGTGCCTAAAAAGTAATCAACTTTTAAAGGGCGCTGTCCGGTACCGGACAGAACAACATCTCCGATCACCGCGACCCGGTACCGGCCGTGGATATTGGTGGGGAACTGGTGGAGTCCGCCGAAGTAATTTCTCACAGCGTATAACCCTCCCGTTCAAAACTCTTGGTTAACGCAGCCTGCAACTTAGACGCTGTCGCGGGCAACCTGCAATTTACGGTACTGGTGGGGGGAAATACCCGGCATGCAGGAGACGCGGGGCTTAGGGGCGCCTAGGAAGGCCGTAGGAGGGGGTAAAGCGTTTCCTGGTCCTGGATACCTGGAAACCAGCTAAGGCCATCGTAGCGCGTTCCTAGACGATTTGGCGGGGGTTCCATGCCGGGATTATAACAGTTGTGGGGAGCGAAGGGAAATTTTTGGTAATTTCGTGGTTACGCGTTACCTGACGCCGGGGTCCCGCCCCCCCACGCCTGGACAGGCCCCCCTACCCACCCCCGCGTATCATGACACATGCATTATGACACTTGTCATGACGCGCGTCATAACACACGACCAGCTTCGCTGGTGAAGACCGCCATCCACTACCGTTAGTGGCAGCCCAATTTATCACGCCATCCATTGGTGTCGATACCCGACGAACCACATAGCATAGCGAGACTGACACATGGCGAACCTACCCAACGTGAACATGAGCGCCGCAGAGACGAAGGCGCTGACAACTACGCCGGATGCGGAAACGCAGACCAGCGTAATCACGAAGGCGATCATGGACGCCTTCACGACGCTCAAGCCCGCAGATGACGCCGCGACAGATGCGGCCACGGAAGCGACCGGAGTGCGTGAACGGGTTATGGGTGAAATGGCGCTCTTAAGCGCCGAGCAGGACTGGTCTGCGGATCACATAACGGACGCCTCAAAGGGCGCGGTGGAAGCGTGGAAGAAACATACCGGCGCCAACATTGTGAGCACGTCGCTCGCTCAGTTTGCGGTCGAGTTGCGCCGTGCGATGCACCCGTCAGCCCGTGACTACGTGGTCGACGCGATTGCGAATAGCCGCGACCAGTGGGAGCAGTCGAGCAAGAGCGAGGATCACCCGCTACGCAAGGCATTCGCCAAGCGCTATCACATGGTCGCTGGCAGCAAGGGCATATTGCAGGCTCACATCGACGCCGATATGCCAGCGCCCAAGGCCGGTACGCCAGACAAGCGCATTGCGACGGATCATGGCGATGCGAGTGACCCGTACGCCATTGCCGGCGCCAAGCAGCAGGCAGACAAGGCAGACCCGAAAGCGGCAGCCCGTATGATCGCCAAGCTCGTGAAAGCGTTGCAAGCGATCGAAACGGAGTTCCCTGTCCCGGCGATCGGGCAAATGATCTCGTTTGCCGCCGCGCTTGACGCCACGACGCTTGCCAACGCAAAAAACGCGAAAATGCAGGAGCTACACCGCGCTGCGAAGGCGAAGCCCGCTCCCGCCGTTACCCGTACGCCAAAGGTTAGCCAGCCTGCGCTTGACGAAGTGATCGAAGATCTGGTGAGCGAATAATCGCCACTAACGGTAGTGGGGCGGCAATGGTGCCGCCCCCTCACACGGGAGTATGACACATGTACACGATTTGGTTCCGTGCGTACGGTATGCAACGCGTCGATGTGGAAGGCGTGTACGAAGCATGCCAGATATGGGATGCGCTTGCGAAGACGTTCAGCATGCTGTCGCAGCGCCCAAGCCGCGACATCGCATCGCATGACGAGTACGATGCACCTTCGTGTGATGTAGCGTGGAATACGCTCGACGAATAGCGCACTACACTACCATAAACCCGCCAGGGCAACCTGGCGGGTTTTTGTCGTGCCTGCGATCTGTCACTAACCACTAACGGTAGTGGATGCTTCGATGGTTACACATCGTATGTGTCACTAACACCTTGTGACACAACGCTAACGGACAGATGGGCGCTCTGTCAGGATGGGTCGATGAGCCAGTATGAGCGGTTATTAGGGGCTCACGGGATCTCAGCGTATCAAACCTATGTTTTGCAGCGTTAATCCCGTTGCCGGTACGGGCAAAAGGATTAACTTTCTCTAGCATTTCAATGGTTTATCCTATTATTCCTAATAATCCTATTAAACCTAGGTTTTTTATATATAGGGCTCTGGGTTTTCGCGGATTTTTTACCGGCTCTGCGATTCCCGGTTAACGTGAAGAAATCCGTCATCGTCAAAAAAACGTGGGCTTAATAGGATTAATTAAATCCACTAATAATATCAATGGGTTACAAGCGCCCCTTTTTGGGATTGATTCTGATTAATCCTAGGTTTAATCCACCGCCACTACGGTAGTGGAGGATTTTACAGGTGTAATTTTCTCACTGAGCCCCCTCGCCCCCTCGCCCCCTCGCCCCCTCGCTCCATCTTACCGTCGTAAATTTATACATTTGCCCTTGCCCACCATCCCACTACTGTTATAATTCCAGCATGGACCTCGTTTTCATCGGCGATCGCCCCGCCCAGCTTTGCGCCCTCGTGCTCGATGAGCCAACCAGATACACGGGCGACAAGCTCGACCCGTTCGCAGTGTATAAGTGCGTCGAGCGTTATGTCACTGACAACTACACCGACCATCATGGCAACCCAGCCTCGTCGCCTCGTGCAGCGGCGTACCGGATTACGCAGCGTCACATCGTCCTCAGTACAGGTCTAACCTGGGCACCCAAATATGACGGTATGGCAGCGAAGCAGATCAACACACTGCTACGGGAAAGTTTTATCACTCCCATAATATACGTGTTGCCGGTGTCATCACGCATCCTGCTGGGCCACGCGATCAACGCCAAACTAGCTGCGCTCTGCGTCTCCTCGCAGTCGCGTATCAACTACACCCGTTTTCTAGGGCGTTACACGCCAGGCCGCTTCGAGGGTGACGCAGCCTACCCGACCCAACCAACCCCTACCGAGGTACTGGCGCTAGTCCAAGTAATCCAAGCATTGGGGCAATCCAAGTCATAAAGCCTCAAATATTATTTACTTGACAATTACTTGCCATTACTTTATAATACTCATTCTCTGCGGGACTACCGTCTCCTACGGCAATCCTGCCCAAGAGAAGACCGCCCACTACCGACTACCGTTCGGTAGTTGCACCCACTACCGGTAGTGGAGCCTAACTCTAACCAACGGAGTAACTGACAAATGACGCAACGACACAAAGATGCGCTCGCCATCATCAACGGCGCGTGTAACCCGTCGGGCATCGCCCTCGCATTCATCGACGGCTGCCAGGAGGCGCGCAAGGAAATCGCGTACCGTGGCACAGACCAGCTGCGTACCGATCCGGCACTGCGTCTCATGACGCATCAGCTCGCGTATCTGATGGGCATCGGCTCCGACATGGGCCTCGACGAGTTCCATCGCTGCATGAAAGTTTGCGAAGAAGCAGCCTAACCCTTCGGGGCCGCAACGTCCCATAAGCGCTGCGTCCCAACCTAACCCAACGGAGTACTGACACATGCCATCAGAGATACTAAGCGTCGGTATCATCGTCATCTTTGCCCTGATCTTCTGTGGGATATTCGCAGCTCTCGCGTGGGAGGAGTGAATGTATGACGCGTTGCTCACCCACGCCCTCCTAGCCAGCACCACATATGCCGCCCTGGCGTTTATGATACTACGCGGCAAGCGCGTTGGCGGCCTGACGTTTTGTAAGCTGGGACGGCTTGGGTTTTGTTTCTACTTCACCAAACCAACACCTAACCGTCACCATACTGTCACCAACACTACCGTAGTGGAGCACTGACCAATGAGCGCATTTGTCGTAGACACTACCTGTATGGACCGCGTGGTGCGCGGTTTCGACCTCCTGTCGGGGCGACCAGACCTCCGCTCCGACCTCTTTCGTACCCACACAGGTCGAGAGTTGTTTAACCTCAACATCGAGGCGGTGCGACAGCGCTACGGTAGCGCAGACGATATGCTTGAAGCTGGTTGGCAGGTAGATGACTACCACTACAACGAACCGCCACCAGTACCGGATTGCCCGCCGGAGGTGGACAGCCTGAAGGCGATGCACTGTCTTATCTACCAATGCAGCGAGGGCGACGTGCCCGAGCGAGCGCTTTACCAGACACTCGTCGAGACCTCGCAGATGCTAGAGCAGCGCGTCCTCGACCAACGCAAGGTCGAGGATGTCCATGACCTGCCCGAGTATCAGCGGGCGGAGTGGTAAGAACGCTGCGCAGCGCCCCCTCGTCCCTGCGTCTCCTCGCCTCCACGAGGATGCGCAGAGCCAGGGGGCGTCACGCAGCGCTCTTGCTGCAAACCCAGTAACTCAGGAACTGACATGCTTAAGAATCTTACGACCCTGACAGCCGTCGCCATCCTGTGCGCGGCCTGTGCCGGCCGCCCGCCTACCCCTGTCCCGGTGGTCCAAGCTTTGGACCAGCAGAAGGACTGCCTCGCGTTGACCAACGAGGTGAATGCCAACAACTACCAGGTCTCGGTACTGAGTGTTGAGCAACAAAACAAGCGCACGCAAAACGTGGTAGCCGGGGTAGCCGGGGCTATACTGTTCTGGCCTGCCCTGTTCGCGATGGACTTCCAGGATGCGGCCGGCTCTGAAAGCGCAGCTCTTCAGAGCCGCCAGGGCTACCTGGCGCAGCTGGCTGCGCAGCGTTGCGCCGTGGCGTCGAGGTAACTTAACCAGGTGGTGGGCTGGAAACAGCCCACTACCGTAGTGGGAAAGCTGACATGGACGAAGTTATGACGCTAAAGCTAACGGCGGAACAGCTGGCTTGTATACGGCTGATAGCCAACGCGCCGCACGCCATCGCCACCTACGCCATACCGCCGGCACGGATGGCGGTACTGCGAGAGGTGCTCGACGCCAACGGTATCGGCGCTGACTGGCCGGTACAGTATGGGCGGCGCCAAGAGCGCAAGGAGATCTTATGAGCGACCAACCGGACCTGGCCTATATCCAGCGTCGTTTCGACACGCTCCAGAAGGAGCTGCGCGAAGGGCTGCACACCATGCAGCTGCGCGACGACCAACGGGAAAGCAGCTACCAGTCGCTAATCGCGACGCTGACCCGTCAGATGGTACAGGTGGCGACCGAGGTTGACGTGCGGCTTACCAGTTTCGAGGAACTGCTGAGCGGCTTCGAACACAGGCTGGGAATGCGCATGGCCCGTACCGACGACCAGGTGCGCAGTCTCGAACAGCGGTTCGAGACCCGCATGGATCGTTTCGAGGCTATGTTGGCGCAACTACCGGGAAAGGAGGACGTATGAGCGACGACACTGCGTTCCTGCGTAGACGTTTAGACGCGATTCAGAGCGAACTGCGGGTGATACGCGACACAGCCGATATCGACCGGCGCAACGCGCGGTCATTTTACGACAACCTCGCCGCCGAGCTGGCGCGTAAGCTGGCGGCGATCGACCATAAACTAGAGTTAGCTGCCGAGCGGTTCGAGGAGCGCATGGATCGCATAGAGGCGCTACTGGGAAAAGAAGATGATCAGTAAGCGCGTCGTAGTGGTCGATGACAACCAGGTTATTAAGGTTGTGATCTATCACGACGCGCTGGGTATCGCTGTGGAGGTAACTCCGCAGCGTGCCCTGCGTCTAGCAGCACAGCTGCTAGACGCAGGATTAAGACATTTATCTAACCAGCGTAACCCGCAGGGTAGTCCAGATCTGGACACGACTAATGACCAAAACAATCCTGCTACGGGTATTAAATTATTTCCTTGACTTGTAATTATAACAGTAGTATTCTGTTTGTCGATTTAAAACAACGGCTTAAGCCGGATCGACCTCCCTCGCCGCCTAGCGGCTATCGCTCGGTAGCCACTACCGGTAGTGGAGCACCTTAACCAAGGAACTGACAATGAATTTACTAGAAGCACAGGACGTGCTCATACGGACCCACATCGCCGCATTAAATAAGGGCGAGCGGGCTTCCGGGTACGTGTTACAGAGCCCGCCGGGTATCGGCAAATCC